GTTCGCTCCATAGATGATTGGAACAACAATCTTTGCGCCACCGCTAACTGTTCGCATTGTTGACGAATTTGTCAACGCATAGAACAGTGGACGAGCCGAAAAGACGTTATCAACCAGCTTAGGAACGTAATTGTTGAGAGTCGTAGTCAGAATCTCATCGAAATTGCTGTTTCCAGCCATTTACATTCTCCTAAAAGGTTAAGTGCCTAATTGTTCTTTTGCCAATGCGAACGCTTCTCTGATACTGGTAACACTTTTCGGAGCCTGAGTTTGGGTTCCCGCTTGGGTTGACCCTCCAGTTGTGACAACGGCTGCCGCTGAACGCTTACTATCTGTAATATCACGTTCTTCTTGCAGCTTATCTGCCGTCAATTTGACATCGTTGAACTGCCAATGTGCGTATGCTGCATCAAGATTTGGGATCTTATGCTTCATAGCGTGATTCAACAGTTCTTGCCGATCAAACTCTCCGTACTGTTCTTGTAGTTTCAGAACTTCACGTTCCACTGACCGCTGACGTTCAACAGCTTCTTGCTGTTCGATTTTGGCTTCAAGTAGTCGAAGTTTCTTTTCCGTTGGGTCAAGATATTCGTCATCCTCAAAATTATCGTTCCCCAGATCCACAGAAACGTCTAGCGTTTGAGCTAGTGCCTCTAACGTGGCTTTAGGGTCTGCCTCTAAGGCAGAAACGATTGCTTCTGCTTGCTGAAGCCGTTCTTTTTCAGCGGCTATTTCTTGCGTCTTGCGAGTGTAATCCGCTTGACGCTGGTATCCGTTTTGAAGCTCTTCCAAACTGACCTGCTGTTCCTCACCGTCAACTTTGACGACATATAGCTCACCAGGTTCTTGTAAAGCTTCATTTGTGGTGTCTGGAGTGTCATAATCGACTGGTTCCTCGACCACTGTTTCTTCTATTTCGGGCACAAGCCCCTCCTACGAGTCCTAAATGGTTACTCAACCGTAACTGCAGGGGTGTCCCACTTAGAGTGCTGGAAGATCCATTCCCATCTGATTTTGGAGTTGCAGCAACAGTTCAGGAGGCACACCACCCGTTGGAGCAAACGCACTTCCCTGAGGAGCCATCACGTTGGGATCAACACCTCCAGGTATCGGAGCACCCTGTTCTTCAGGGGGAATTTGCCCTTCTTCTGCCGCCACAGCCTGATCAGGGGCTTGCATCAAAAACTTTTCAGGATCTTTGATTCCGAAACCAGATTCCAGAACATGCACAGCGAGAGCTTGTGGATCTATAACGGTTCCAACCATCGGAGCAATCGCATTCATCAAACTGATGGCTTGCTGCTTCCGAATAGTTTCATTCATCGGCTGCGTAGAGCCCGCCTGAACGGAGAAATCGTATTCACCAACAATGTCTTCACGCTCATAGCTCACAAAAGTGTCTTCACCATTGATCGTGACTCTAGCCATCTGTTGACCAGTCATAAATTGTTGCATGAGTTGCAAAACTCGCCGCGCAACCTTAGAAATACTCAACTCAACAATAGCCAACTTATCTGCAGCCCGAGCATTCTGAGCATCAGCAATAATGCTGGCTTCGGTAGCTGTGCGCCGTATCTCAGGCATAGCTCCACGAGCATATTCCGAGATACCTGAGACTGTGTTTATGTCTTGTTCAATAATATCAGAATACGCATAAATTTCTGGGCTGATTGGCACCTGAGGCATTGGAATAACAACCTCATTCAAAGGACGGTTCTCGTCCACAACGGGAACCATTCGCCCATCTTCTTCAGATTCTAAAGCTTCGCGTCCTTCAGGACCGAAAGATCGTTCGTGATACAAATACTTTCGGGCATAACGTTTTCTGTCATTCATCAACTGAGAACGTGTCTTATCGAGCTCCAACTGTAAAGATTCGATGGATTCTAAATCACCAATCGGATAGAACTGGCCTGGAACATCATAGTTACGAAGCATCGTAAACGGATGACCATAGGCGTAAGGCATCGGTGTTGGATCAACAAGGAACTCTTCGCCACCCTCAGCATATATTGCCACAGTGTTAGTTACGATGTCATAAAATTCCCAAACGACCACCTGATCCTCAAGAAATTCCCATCGATCATCACTCATCGCATAGGTGTCTTGATTCAAATTGTAGTCGGCATTAGCTGCAAGTCGCCGTCGAGCACTAGGCTTATATCGAGGATCTTGCTTTGCTTCCTCCAAAGGTCGAGATATGCGTTGAGCAATCCACTTAGCGTCCTCAAGACACGTTGCAGCAGGGTCCACAAACATGTCGAACGGCGAAATTCGTTCAACAAACGGCTGATCTTCAACAACACGCATCACCGTTGTCGGAATATTTGCTGCAACATCCCCAGGTGAAGGCAACCCTCCAGCCAAACTCGGAGTTTCAGCAGCAAAAGTATCGATTTCGGATAACGCAGTCTCAAACATGACATCACGTTCATCCTCACTGATCTGCTGCTCCTGTTCAACAAACTTCCAACCTGTTTTGATCCATCCATGACCAAAAATTAGGAAATCTTTAACAGTGCGCCGAAACGGTGTCCTGAAATCGTGATGTTTCCAAAGATAGTTAGCTACAGCCTCAACGAAAGCCGCTCGATCACGATTCTCTGGATTAGTGGCCTGAACAACAACCTTCGGGTAGTTAACGGCAACGCTAGGAGCAATAACGTTAATAGTCGAAAACGCTAAATTAACTGCTATCAGGTCAGACTTTGTTGCAGTTGTAGCAGGCCAATGTTTGCCTTTGTACATGTCAACAAGTCGTCGCCAAGTCTGTTCGTACTGTTCCTGGTCACGCCAACGCTGACATTTCTCAACTTTGTCGATATAACTTTCAAGTTTTTCTTGCCGCGTTTTGCGAGCCATATCAGAATTGAACCTTCTCTGGAAGCTTCTCTACGTTTCGTCCAGTCGCAGTAGCTTCAGCATAAACTTTAGCTTCTCGCTCGCGTCTAGTTAAACCCTGCTCATCTCGGGGGAGAATCGACTGGTAGCCTTGCCCCGTTGACACAGTGATTGACTTTAGGCGCAAATGGCGTTCATAGAGTTCCCTGAGTTCTGATAAAGGCGCATCTCGACGTGCCAGAACGTATTCAGCGAACTCTTCAAACGTGGCCCCATCAGGTAGGACCGCCACAATTAGCCAGCGTCGTGGCCGCGTAGATTAGGTTGTTTACCTGGTTCTACTTTGCCGGTAATCCCATGCTGATTCTTGGGTGTAGTACGGCCACTTACTTCGCCGTAACCACCTGTTTGGTTAGCGTACTTTGGGCTATCCAAACGCTGATCTGGGGATTGGCCGCCACCAGGCCGCCAAATAGGGTTAGCTGAAACGCTTGAACCACGCTCCATTTTGGCATTTTTCCCTTTGGCACCATCGATAGTGCCGCCAGGAGTATGAGCGATGTTTCTTCCCATCAAAACTCCAATAAAGTCGACTACCCATTGCTTCAGGGTGTCCCACGAATATTGTTTGCTCCTATTTGGAAAGGATCTTTTTCATTGCGATTACTGTTAGCAAGACGGGCAAACCAATCAACAGTCCAATAATCATCATGTTTTTCAACATACTCAGGAGCATGAGCATACTTCCTCATCTGGTTAGCCAAAGCTAACGCCATTACACGGTCATCAAACGGAGAACCCGACATACCGCCTCGCTCATTACGAACAAAAGTTCTGAGCTCAGCCACAGTATGCTTATCGTAAAGCGTTAACTCTTCATTTCGTAACGCCGATCCGAGTTCATCGATCATCAACGGCTTCGAAGTTCTAGTAGTTTTCCAACCATACTCTTGCGAAACCCTGTTATTCACTTGATTCAGAGCTCGACGCCGAAACAATCTCGGATACCCCAAATGACGCAACTCTGTGATCGTTGTCAAACCATGGTTATTTGACTCCACGCAACACAACGCATCCAAATAGTAAAGACCCACAGCGTGCACTTCTTCAGCCAGTTCGTCAGGCGCTATATGTCCATGCCAAATAGCGGCCTGCTCCCCAGTGTTAATATCCAAAACCTGAATAACACTGTAATCCCCATGTTTCAGCCCCTCAGCCGTATCAACACCCATCACATAGGCGTGCCGAGACTCAGGTTCCTCAAAAACAGTGAACGTCATCTTCGGAACTCCACATGATTACCTTTACGCCACATGTACCCCTGAATCCCAGGGCGAACAAACTTACTCATCTCATCCAAAATATCTAGATCAAACACAGGGTTCCCTGAACGAATAAACGCTTCCTCAGGAGTAGTCGGATATTCCTGGGCAAGCTGCCACGGCAACATCGACTCAACCTTACCCTGATACCACGCATCGCCACGATCCTCAGTCGCAGACCACGGAAAAAACATTGGACTGAAATTGTTAGCCCCAGTTGTGGACCCCACCCAAAGATCGTGAAAAAAGTTTCCCGAACCATTAGCAGTACTTAAACCAATGATACGGCCACCAACGTCAGCCACAGGCTCTATCGAAGCCCACGCTTCCTCTGGATTCGGCAAGAAAGCCCACTCGTCAACCACAATAAGTGTCGCCGATTCGCCACGGGCAGGATCTGAAGCAGAAGGCATCGACGTAATCTGGCTTCCGTTGTCGAACCCCATTCGCTGCTGATGCTCAACCAAAGACTTAGGTCCACGCTCTATCATCCATTTCGGTAAATGCTGAAACCCATACTTCGTTTTACGCAACAACAAAACCGCTTCACGCTCAGTACGAGACAAATCAATAATATTCTGATCAGCCTTAAAAAAAGCCAACCAAAACTGGTGAGCAGCCACCAACGTCGTCCACCCAATCTGACGGGCCTTCAACGTCAACGAATAACGCTCATCCTCCCACTCTTTCAACGCAGAACGCTGCGCCTCCCTCAAAGAAAACAAAATACGTCCATGAGCAGGATGAGCAATGGACCAGTAGTTCTCTAAGAAGTAAACTTCACTACGGCAGCACTTACGCCACTCCACTTCCCTTTTCAACTCATCGAGTCTAGACATGCTTACCAACCACTACTGGTACGTCCCAGAGGCGCTAACCCCACAGCAATGCGACGACATCCACCACGCCGCCGCACAGCAACAACAAATCGAAGGAATCCACTTCGGACACACCCCAGAACACCGAAACTCCCAGATTTCCTGGCTTTACGATCAAGAAATAGTTGACCTAATCGTTGCCCAAATGAATCAAGCCAACACAGAAGCAGGATGGCAATATGACCTAAAGGTACCAGAAGCCGTCCAATACAGTCGTTACCAAAACGAAGGGCACTACGACTGGCACATCGACGGCAACTCTGACAACCATGCTGCACGCAAATTTTTTCCAAACGTTCCGCATCCAATACCACTAAACCTGACCCCATTCCCAAAATTTCAAGGACTAGTCCGAAAACTCTCAGCAACAGTCAACCTATCACACCCCACAGAATACGAAGGCGGCGAACTCCAAATCCGCTGCTACGACCAACTACACATCTTCAACGACGCACCCCGAGGATCAATGATCATCTTCCCAAGCTTCCTCGAACACCGAGTCACCCCCGTCACCTCAGGAGAACGATACAGCGCAGTCATGTGGTACAACGGGCTCCCACTCCGCTAACAATCCAAATCCTTCTTCAACCGCTCCCAAACAGCCCACTGAGATTCAGTCCACGTATGATCAATCGTATTATACAACTGCGAACACTGAGGCCCATAACCCGTACCCGAAAGCAACGGGGCAGGCTCCTCAACCTCACCCCCACCAGGCCACAACATCATCAATCCAGAGATCCCAGCAACCAGCGCGACCAGCGCTGCAGTAATGGCTTTAACGATTTTCTTAACCGCCTCAGACCAGACATCAGCTTTCTCCGCCACATCCTCTATCGTCAAAATATCCCCCTATTGGCATGAATCACACACCTCAACATCATCCAAACCACACTCCAAAAGCTCATCATCAAAAAACGGGTCAATCAACAACTCAGGTCGCTCACCCATCTCCTCAAGTTGCATCCACATCCCATCATCACGCAAATCCTGAAGCTCACTCATCAGAACCCCGAAGCCCATCCAAAAGACCTTCGAGTTCCTGAACCAACGCATCATCACTAAGAGACGCAGCATCATCATCAACAATGATCT